TATCCAGCGTGTCACGGTAGATATCGCCACGGGCGCCACTATCTACTTTATTCCAGTGCCAGCTGATGGGACCATGTTTAGCATAGCATGGGCCCGGTTTACGATTGCCGGCAGCGTCAACTATATATTTTAGTGCGCAGCTATCTGGGCAGCTATCGCTGGATATAGTAGTGCCAGCTACCGGCCCGGTCTTGTTATTACTGGACTGTGCTGTGAAATGTGCATTAGTCATCGTCGGATTCTCCTATTTAAGTGCCAGTAATGAATAGTAAACATACCACTGGCGATAATCAGTTCTGTGCTGACGTGACAACTGCTCAATTATGATTATGCCGTGGTTATTGTCTAGGTTTTGACGAGCCCACTTTTCAGCAGACTGTTTTGTGGTGAAGTATGAATATCCCATGTTATTTAATCCTTATAAAAGGTATGACTACAGCAATTAAGACTATCCATAATATATAGATAGTCAGCGGTATAGCTACTGCTAGGGCTAGTATCTGTAGTAGTGTTTCCATGCGTGTTTCCTGTTAGTGAATACTGTCTGAGCCCTGAATATAAACGATGGGCAGCTAGACTGCAACCGGTTTTTGCCCGACTACTCTCTAGCAGCTGAGCAGCTGAGCAGCAGAGAAGAGAAGAGAGCAGAACAGCAGAACAGCAGAACAGCAGAGAGAAGAGCAGAACAGGGAAGAGAGCGTGAAACAATGTGCGGACCACGCACACACACGGCCGGCAATCCAGCCCAGCAGATAGAATCGCGCAGATAATTACCCACTAAAATAGTATGTTCGCATAACTAGTAATATGTAAAGTAGAAAACCCCACCGATCGGCAGAAAAAAGTAGTCAAGATCAGATCTGAAGAAGCCCCGGCCCCCTTTTTGTTTTCTCTATTTTTTATATATCCTACCCATACAGCGGTGGGCAATTTCAACCAACATAAGAATACACTAATATGGCAGAAAGAAAGAAGCTAAAGTATGGATTGCTTGATGACGCCCTTGATTCTGCACAATATGTAAGCAATACGCTTACTGGAGTTGGAGAGGTTGGGTTACAATTGGGTGGTGGTTTGTTGGGGATGTTGGTTCAAGCCCCCGGAGCAGTTTATGATACCCTGTTAGGCAGGGGTAGCGAAGAGCAGAGGGAAAAATATCCCGGCTTGGAGGAGAGGGAGCAAACAGGTTTAGTAAAGGATGCGGTAGATTTCCTTACTTATACCCCCAGAACAGAAGCAGGACAAGATTACTCACAAACGGTGGGCAAGGTTGGCGGGGCTATAGATAAGGGTATGAGGTATATATCTGGGGCTATTCCCAAAGCGCTTGATTTTGTTCCGGGTGAGCATCCTTATGCGTCTAATCTTCTGGATCAGACTCTATATGGCGCTATGTCCTTTTTACCACCAACTAGACTCGTAAGGGGGATGAAATCTGCGGCAAAGGCTGGCATGGGTACTGTAGCCGGAGACATGTATATTGGTAGGTTACAGAGAGCTGGAGGAGCAGGATTGGACCTCCCGTGGTACGGAGGTGGTAAATGGGCCCAAGTAGGCATGATGCCTGTTGAGGTTGCTGGTTCCAAACTTAGAAATTTCTTCAGTCCTAAAAGTGCTTACCTCTCTGAGACTTACGGGTTAAACCCCCTGACCGCCAAAGAGTTAAAAAGGCTCGAATCAGTGATGGATTCCGAAAAGATCTCATCAGCCAAACATTTAGAGTCATATAATCTACACTTAGAGCCAAGAACACAACACTACCAGAGTATGACAATGACTCCTGAATTGGCTGCTAGGTTAGCAACCAAAGAAAAATCAGCATCTTTTTATTTGAATAAGGGGATGACAAGACAAAGTGCCAAGAGGTTGGCTAATAAAGATCTAAAGAAGAAGGGTACAGAAACCGGGGGGATTTGGAAATCGAAGAAAGATGCAGATGCAGTAATTGAAACCGCATGGAATGAATATTTCAATGAAATATCCAAGATCATGGCTACTGAGAGAACCTATAATCCCGGCAGCGCAAGATTAAGAAGACTTGAAGAGGGTTTAGTACAGCATATTATGCCCACCTCAAGAAACGCTAAATTCAAAGAGGTGATGGCTAACCCCGGAATAATAAGGGATGTTGTTGGTGGTGTGATTCCTGATGCGGCTTTGATGCACGTTATTCCATTTATAGGCAAGCACCTTGATGTAAAGGGAAAGAATGTAAACTGGGTGACAAAACCATTAGAAGGTGGTGCTGGAGCTGGCGTAAAGGATGCGGCAATAGGTAGTAGGGTGAGTAAATCAGGGATACAAAAAAACGCATATTCATCTATGCACGAAATATGGGGTGAGCTAAATAAGTCAGGAATTCCTGTTACGAAAGATTCAATACTAGCAAAGGCTGCTGAATTAAACGCTATGAAAAAAGCGGCGGGTGACGGTGGAAAGTTTGGATTCCATGACATTGATTCGCTAAGAAAAAACATCCTTGAGCAAGATGGTTTTATAAGTTTTGGAACATCTGCCCTAACCCCAGATAGATTGCTGGCCACAATGAACCATAGGTTTGTAATAGACCCGAAAACCGGAACGGGGATGCTGCTTAATTATGACCATTACAAATTAGGTGCCATAAAATACCTGGACAAGATTGCTGACATAGGGGCTAAAAATAGGTTTGTTGTTCTTGATACAGTTAATTTCAGTATGAAGAAAGGATCTCCTAAGTCTCTTGTTATAGAGCCTCAACCAGTTGGGAGGTTATTGCCCGACCTTGGCAAAGGTGTTTCTAAGAGAGGGGTTATAAGAGAAGCTGTATCCGAGAAGCTGGGTGACAAACCACCCGCATCTTTCCGGGTACGACATGGGCTTGAAACCGCTTATGCGCCAGTAACGCAGGGCTTACTTTCCCAAAAACAACGAAAACGAAAAGATCAAGGACTACTAGGACCATATTAATGCGAACAGAAATGCAAGAAACCTTCATCGAGCAGTATTGCCTAACCGGCAGTGCCGCCAAAGCTGCGGCCACCGCTGGTTACTCCTCGCCTAAACAACGGGGCTACGAGCTTAAAAACAAGTTCGCAGGAGAGATCGAGCAGCGCCAGAAGCGCATGTTGCAGGATTGCGTACCCGGAGCTATAGCACAGTTGCAGAGCCTAGCACAGAGCGCTGAGAGCGAATCAGTGCGTCTGGGAGCTGTTAAAGATGTGCTGGACAGGGCTGGGCTGAAACCAACAGAAAAAATACAGCAGGAGATATCCCACGTAGAGCAAGCCTCCACCGATGAGCTACAGAGGGAGCTAGAAGCTCTAATGGGTACATCCACCCCTACCGTGGTACCTGACATGGTGAACTGATGCCTATAAAAAGATGCACACTACCCACGGGAAAGAAAGGATACAAATGGGGGACAAAAGGAAAATGCTATGCAAGTAGAGCCGGTGCCGAGCGTCAAGCGGCGGCCATTGGCCACGCGAAGCGAACTAGAGCAAGCGGTAGAGGTCGCTAGAGAGCTACGACAGCGTGAGCGATATAACAAGCTCGATTTCTACGATCCTTACCCGTACCAGCAAAGGTTTCACGAAACAGGTGTAGATGCCAATCAGCGGTTGCTGATGGCGGCAAACAGAATTGGAAAATCCTACTGCGGCGCAGCGGAGATGTCCTACCATGTTACTGGGTTGTACCCAGACTGGTGGAATGGCCGCAGGTACAGGCAGCCTATAGTTGCGTGGGCAGGAGGGGTTAGCAACGAGACTACCCGTGATATTGTACAACATGAGTTATTGGGTTCCCCCGACGACCCGGACGCCTTTGGTTCTGGTGCTATACCAAAAAATCTAATAATAAAAACCGAACGCAAGCCCGGTGTTCCTAACGCCAAATCGGTCGCCCTAATCAGGCACGTTAGCGGCGGGAACTCTTCTTTATTCTTTAAAGCCTACGAGATGGGCGTGGAAAAGTGGCAGGGGCGTAGTGTTGATTGCGTGTGGCTGGACGAGGAGCCAAGCAGGGACATCTACTCTCAGGCTGTTACTCGAACCCTCGATCGCCGTGGCATGGTTTACATGACGTTTACCCCAGAGCGGGGGATGACTGAAACCGTAGCCTCGTTTATCAACAGCATAAAGCCCGGTCAGGCGTTGGTTAACGCCACCTGGGACGATGCTTCTCAATCCATAATGTCTATGCGTGGCCAGCGTGGCCATCTGCATGAATCCATTATGGAGCAGATACTAAGCAGCTACAGCCCGCATGAACGCGAGATGCGTCGCTACGGGCGCCCATCGATCGGCAGTGGTCTGGTTTTTCCGGTGATGGAGGAAAAGCTGATAACAGATCCCGTTGCGCTTGAGGACCATTGGCCCCGTATCTGCGGTATTGACTTTGGGTTTGACCACCCCACAGCCTGCGTATGGATGGCTTGGGACAAAGATGAGGACGTGGTGTACGTGTACGACTGCTACAGGCAGTCCAAAGCGTCACCAGCTGTACATGCTGCGGCAATTAAAACACGCCCCGCATACATCCCTATTTCGTGGCCACATGATGGCAACCGCAGGGACAGCATGGGCAACCCCGGGCTGGCTGAGCAGTATCGCAGTCTAGGGTGTAATTTTCTACCGTTCCATTTTGAGAACCCTCCCGCGCTTGGTCAGAAGAAAGGCGGCAACTCTGTTGAGGAGGGCATTATGTCGTTGCTGCAAAGAATGGAGTCCGACCGGTTCAAGGTGTTTTCAACACTGGGGGATTGGTGGGAAGAATTTAGGATGTATCACCGCAAAGAGGGAAAGATTGTTCCCATTCGCGATGACTTGATGTCTGCAACACGATATGGTGCGTTAACCCTCAGGTTTGCTGTTTCCGGCAAAGACCCGGAATGGACGAAAGATCTTGAATACAAAAATTATGGAATTATTTAATGGCTGAAAAAATTACAGAAGAAGAACTGGTAGGAAGGATACGGGGTGAAATTACCGACTCCCTGGGCTATATGGGTGATACCATATCTTCTCAGCGCGAAAAGGCCATGGAATATTACTATGGGCTACCGTTTGGCAACGAGGTAGAGGGCCGCAGTCAGTATGTTGATACCACCGTGCAGGACACGATTGAGTGGATAAAACCCGCCCTTATGCGCGTGTTTGCCTCTGGTGATCAGATGGTTAAATTTTCCCCACACGGCCCGGAAGACGTGGCTATGGCTGAACAGGCCACGGATTATGTTAACTACGTTTTTACAAAAGACAATCCGGGCTGGGAGATTTTGTACTCTTGGTTTACCGATGCGCTCCTATCTAAAAACGGGGTCGTAAAGGTGTGGTGGGATGAGTACAGCAATGAGGAGCGAGAGGAGTACCACGGTCTTACGGCTATGGAATTCGAGGCTCTGCTGTCTGACCCGTCTGTGGAGGTTATAGAGCATACGGAGTACACCGATACAGAGTATGAGACTGAGGAGACTGAGGAGATCCCGCCGCTGCCTGCTGCTGCTGCTGCGCCCGCTGCGAGCATGGCTGCTGTTGGTGAGGTTCTTAACGATGTTGTCATAAAACGAAAAGAGCACACCGGAAAAATAAAAATAGAAAACGTGCCGCCGTCGGAATTTCTTATTTCGAGAGAAGCCAAGAGTATACAGGAGGCTAGGTTTGTCTGCCACAGAGTCCGAAAAACCCTGTCCGAACTCAGGGAAATGTACCCGGACGAGAAATTTGATGTACAAGATTTAGGGGGTGGAGAAGACGACGCCTTTAGCGACGAGCGTGAAGCAAGGTTTGATTTTGATATCAGCTCTGGATTTTCTTTCGGAGAAACAGAAAGAGAAGAAGCCCTTAGAACTTATTGGCTGAACGAATCTTTCCTTCTGACAGACTACGATGGAGACGGAATTACTGAGCTTAGAAAAGTTTGTACTGTAGGGGATTATGTTCTTGCTAACGATGAGATAGATTCTATACCGTTTGTTTCCATAACACCCATAAAGATTCCACACAAGTTCTTTGGCTTGTCCATAGCCGATCTAGTGATGGATCTTCAGCTGATGCGTAGCACCCTGATGCGTAACCTCATGGACAACATGTACAACCAGAACTTTGGTCGGTACGCGGTGCTGGAGGGACAGGCTAACTTAGACGATTTGCTCACACAACGCCCGGGTGGCGTAGTGCGTGTAAAAACACCCAACGCAATTACCCCCCTGGCCACCCCCGCGCTGGAGCCTTACACGTTTCAGATGCTTGAGTATCTGGATGGGGTGCGCGAATCTAGAGCTGGTGTGTCGCGTATGTCTCAGGGAATGAACGAGAACGCCCTGACCAGCCATACCACAGCAACAGCGGTTAACGCTGTTATGGGGGCTGCACAGAGCCGGGTAGAACTGATAGCCAGAAACTTTGCAGAGACTGGCGTCAAAGATTTAATGACTACTATATATGAGTTATTGCACAAAAACCAAGACAAGAAAAGAGTTGTTATGTTGCGTAATGAGTGGGTTCCGGTACGTCCTGATGTATGGCGGGATAAGTATGATTGCACTGTGTCTGTGGCTTTAGGCAGCGGCAGCAAAGATCAGCAGATGATGCACCTTAGCCAAATGCTCCAGTTCGCTGGGGAGGCTCTGAAAGGCGGCCTGCCTATTGTCAATGAGCAGAACATGTACAACCTCGGCGCCGCTCTTGTAAAGGCTATGGGGTTTCAGAATGTCGATGATTTTCTTACAGACCCATCAAAAGCACCACCTAAACCAGAAGAGCAAGACCAAGCTGCTATGGCTAAGCAACAGATGGAGCAGATGGAGCTGGAGATAAAGCGCAAAGAGCTGGAGATAAAAGCGGCAGACGTTGAGGTTAAAAGGCAGAAGATACAGCAGGATTATCAGAAAAACGCGGTTGACGCTCAATTGAAAGTAGCAGAGCTAAAACTTGAGCGCGATCAGAAACGTGCGGTAGCTATAGGAGCGACATAGAGGTTAAATGGATAACGAATTAAGGGAACACAGGGCAAAAGCCCTGCTTGATAACCCATTGTTTAAAGAAGCATTTGATGTACTAAGAGAAGATTTAATGGGCCGCTGGGAACACAGTGGTTCAACAGATTTGGAAGCTAGGGAATCAATCTGGCTTGCAATGCGACTGCTTGACAAGATTCATGGTCATGTAACGTCCATTATAGAAACAGGACACATGAACAAGATTCTCGACAAGCAACACCCTTATATCTGACAAGAGGAATTTAATTATGGCGGATAAGCAACCAGCCCCGCAAGCACACGAAGCACAAACGCAACCCGGTAGTTTATGGGAAGCACAAGAGGCATTACTCAAAATGACGGAACCGGAAACGGAAACTCCAGAAACTGAGGAAGCCACACCTACTGAAGAGGAAGAGTCTCAACCCGTAGCGGAAGATGAATCATTTGAAGAGGAGCCGGACGAGTCTGAAGAAGACGAAGAAGGCGGTGATGCTGATGAGTTTGAGGAAACCGACGAAGACGGTCCGACTGAAGAGCCCGAAGAAACGATCCTATATACTGTAAAGGTAAACGGAGAGGACACAGAGGTTACTGAAGAGGAACTAATCAGAGGTTACTCAAGACATTCAGACTACACCAGGAAGACGCAAGAGTTAGCAGAGGAGAGACGGAATATTGAAGCCGCTGAGGTTCAATATCAATCCGAATTCGCCGCAATGCAACAGGAGCGTCAACAGTATGTTGAGGCAGTAAGCCAAACAATTCAAAACTCGATGGCTGGTTTGCAACAGTACAGTGATATAGATTGGCCTGCTCTAAAAGAGCAAGACCCAATCGAGTACATTACCAAGCGTGATGAGTATCGCGAGATACAAGAGAACGTGCGGGCTAATCAGCACAAGATGCAGGTGGAACAACATAAACTCGTATCCGAACAAAAGCAAGAGCGAGATCAAATGCTGCAAGAAGAGCATGGGAGGTTACTCGAAAAGATGCCAGAGTGGGGAGATCCCGCCGAGCAGAAACGATTAGCCAAAGATCTTAGAGATTACGCAATTAATCAGGGCTTTTTAGAGGATGAAATTAACAGCTTAGTTGACCATAGATCTTTAGTCGTTCTTTCAAAAGCATTGAAATATGATGCTTTACAGAACGCCGACGTAAAATCTAAAAAGGTTAAAAAAGCTCCACGTGTTGTTCGATCAGGCAAAGGCACGGGCAAGAAAGAGGCTACCAAGTCAAAACAAGCTGCGAAAATGAAACGTCTACGAAATACGGGCCATGTCGATGACGCGGTTTCTATTTTGGAAGATATGTTTAATTCTTAATAAGGAGATAACCAAATGGCAATTGCTACAAATGCGTCGTTGACTTTTTCGTCAGTGGCGATCCGCGAACAATTGTCAGACGTGATTCA